AAAGGCGAGAAGAAAATCTTTTAAGGCACGCCACGGTAAGAATATTGCAAAAGGTAAAATGAGTGCAGCATACTGGGCAGATAAGGTGAAATGGTAATGAGTTTATATAAAAACATAGACAAGAAAAGAAAACGCATTAAAGCAGGAAGTGGTGAGCGTATGCGTAGGCCAGGAAGCAAAGGTGCACCAACAGCGAAGAACTTTAGAGACGCAGCTAAGACTGCGAAGAAACCTAGAGGAGGTAAGAAATAATGCCATTAAAAAAAGCAAAAGGTAAAGGCGGCGCGAAAGTAATGCCTTACATAAAAAATAATATGAGTAAACCTAAAACAAAAAGCGGTAAAGCTCGTGGAGGTAAGAAATAATGCAACCAGATATGATGAAATTGGCACAACAAAGCCAAAGTAAAGAAGAAATGCAACCAAAGTCTGATGGTAGTGGACAACAGTTAAAACAAGAACTACAACAAATGAGCAAAGAAGATTTACAAAACTATTATAAAGAATCAGGTATGCCAACAGAAGCAACACCAGAGGCAGCAAAACAACGCCTTATGCAAATTTTAGAAGAGTTAGGTATTTTAGAAAATTTAAGACCAGACCAATTACAAAAAATAAATTCACTTGTTGATGAGTATATTCAAATTGCACAATCAGGTGATATGCAAGCTTTAGAGCAACACCCAATCTCTAATTTGTTAAACCAAGCAGCAGCTGAAGTTAAACAAGCGGCAGGTATGGGAAAACAAGCAGCACCACAAGCAGCACCACAAGCAGCACCACAACAAGCAGGAGCACCAACAAACTTCGCAGGAATGGTGAAGCCGCCAGGAGGTGGTATGAGTGGACGCTAAAGATATTTGGCAAAAAGCCAGAGAGGCGATTGACTATAGACGCCAACGCAAAGACAGTTTATGGATAGAACTTGATGCGTTTGATAGAGGAGAACAGTGGACACAGAAAGGTATAATGCCTTCCTGGATACCACGACCAGCAAATAACCTTATAAATAAAGTAAAAAGGTATAAGACGGGTGGATTGATGCTAGAAAACTACTTAGGTGAGCTCAAACCACTTGCACCGGAGAATGAACCACAAATTTGGATGCTGCAACGCTTCTATGAGCAGTTATTTGACAAATTAAATGTTAAATATCATATGTTAGATGCAATTCGTACATCCAGACTACTCGGGACAGGGATATTATATGTAGGTTGGGATGAAAACTACATTGGAGGAACCAGGGGACACCTTTTCCAAGGGGAGATATTAGTAAAAGAAATCGAACCATCCACATTTTTTGTTGACCCAGCGGCATTTGACCTAGAAGAAGCGCTTTATTGTGGTACTTTTGTGCGTACAACCGTTGACCAATTGATGGCAGACCCGTCAATTGAGAAGAAAATGAAGAAAAAGTTCAAAGAAAACCGTAAAATGAGTGGTTATGGTATGCAAAGTGAGCAAGATAGAGGAGAAATCTACGCAAATCGTGATTATTCAAGCTATCAAGACCACATTGTAGACCTCATTACCTATTATTACAAGGTTCCACAGGATGACGGCGGTTTTATTATCAATGTTTGCACTGTAGCAGATGGAATTAAGATAAAAGAAGTTGAAGGTATCCAACCAAACCTGTTCCCATTCGTTATTTTGCGTCAACATAAGCAAAGACAAGACTTTTGGGGTGTGTCTGACACACAATTGATACTACCAAATGTTAAAATGATAAATAAAGTGCAGTCAATTATTGGTACTTTAGCGACTTTATACCAAAATCCACAAAAAATTGTGTTTGAAGGCGCAGGAATTGACCCAAGAATCGTATCGAAGTACGGAAATGCGTTCGGATTGGTGTTTTTATCCAAGTCACCAGACCTACAGAATGTGATTCGTAATGTCGATGTCGCTGATATACCACAAACTTTGCTTACATATGTTGAGTTTTTGAAGCGAGATATTGAAGATTTTACAGGGATGACGGACTTTGCAACAGGACAAAACTCGCGTTCTGTACAGACTTCTGGTGGTATTAACTCAATGATTGAGCGTAGTTTAGTGGGTGACCAAGACGAATATACATTATTTGAAGCATTTATAGAGAAGTTAAGTAACTTATTATTGATGAATGCAATCGAATATTACACCGATGACCGTGTAATGCGTATGCGTAGTGATAATCCAAATGCAAGCGGTGAATTTGAATATATACCGTTCCGTTCAGATGAGTTTGAAGACTTGGCTTGGGACTTTAGTTTAGATATTGTTAAAAAGATTAGACATACAGACCAAACAAGACAAGAAGTAATGCGAATGCTTTCTGAATGGCAATTACAATACAGCCCAGGTATCTCAATTGTGACACCTGAAGATATTGTCAAAGCATTTAACCCACCAAATAGAGATGTCATACTTACTAGAATTGAACAAGATAAGAAACAAAAATCTTATGATACCGCAGCACAAGTGGTACAAGAGGTGGTTCAAGCACTCGATAGTGGTTATGACCCGCAGTTAGTTGCTGAAATTGTCTACAAGATTTTAAACCCAGAACAGCAAAAAATGGGTGATGTACAAAAAAGACAACAAGGCATTAGTAATAATTAAAAAAAATAAGAATAATAAAGGTGACCGGGGAGTGTGGATTCCGACCCACATAACAGCGAGTAGCCATTTCCCAAAGCTTTAGGTAGTCGTCACCCTAGAGTTCTCAAGACGGAGGAGAGAATATGAATAAACAAAGTATCGACATCGAAGCGATTGAAAAAGAGCTCGATGCCCAGTTTGCTGCCGAAGAGCCAGCTTCTGAAGAACCGGTAGAAACTACCGAAGAGGTTTCTGAAACACAGGAACAAGAACCTGAGGTCTATGAAGACCCTGAAGAAAATGTAGAAGCATTCGAAGAAGATTCTACTGAATACGAGGAAGTCGAGGAAGACGAAGCAGTAAACGACCCTGATGAACATAGACGCAACGAAGCGTTTAAGAATCTAAGGGAAGAGCGTGACAAATTAGCAGAATCTGACAAGTTTTTATCTGAGCTAGCTACTCAATATGGACTTACGAAAGAGGAACTAATTAAGCGTTACAAAGATGAAGCCAACAAAAAACAGGCTCAAAAAGAAGGGATGACACCCGAGCAATACAAGAAAATGCAAGACCTTCAAAAAGAAGTCGAAGAAATAAAATTAAACCGTAGAAAAGAAATATTCAACTACGAAGCTCAAAAAGTGTCTGATAAATTTAACCTTTCTGAAAAAGAAATGGTCGAGTTATTCGACTATGCTAGTGCAAGTAAGATTGATATATTAAACAATCCTGCATTACTAGAATTTGCTTATCGTGCAAAAAATTACGATAATGCCGTAGAGCAAGGCAGACAAAAACAGCTCGAAACAAGTAAAAACAGACGCGCAAAAAGCGTCGGCCAAACAGGTACACAGAAATCCGCACCTCCTGTCGATGAAATGGCAAGTATGGAAGCAGAGATTGATGCGTATCTCAAGGAGAAAAAAATTATAAAATAGGAGATAAAATATTATGGCAGCAAGCTACGGTCCACAAGGACAAGATAAGTTAACTAGTTATAGCAATACATCCGGTTATGCACAACAAGGAAGAAGCTCAACTGTTAACCCTTTACACACAATTAAACCAGACGCATATTATGATATGATGTTATTAAAAATGTTGCGTCAAATGGAATTTCATTATTCCAAATATGCAATCCAGAAATCATTACCAAGAAACTATGGTGAAACGATTAACTGGAGAAGATTTAAAAAATTAGATGTCGCTGCTAACAGAGGATTACTAAATGAAGGTGAAACTCCAGATGGTAAAACAGGCATCAAGGGTGAAGAGATTACTGCTGTTATCCGTCAATACGGGGAAGTAATGTACTTCACAGACTTAGTTGATTTACAACAATTAGACGATGTAAGACGCGAGTACACAATTGAACTCGGTTACATCGCACAAGAAACACTAGACTTAATCGTTCGTGATGTACTTGTTAACGAAGGTTCAGTTTATTTTGCAGGTGGTGCTTCTACTATTGAAGACGCTGCTCATCCAAAAATTGATGACTTCCGTAGAATTGTTTTAGGATTCAAAAAAGATTTTGTTAAAGGTGTAAGAGGAGCAGCTAACAGATATGTTGCACTCATCTCACCAGAAGTAATGTTTGCTTTATTCGATGACGAAAGAATGATGCAATATATGAGCTTTGGACAAACTAACGCTCCATTAGCTGACGGTGTTGCAATTGATATGTTCGGAATCCGTTTCGAAGAAGTATTAAATGCACCAGTTGTTGGTGGTATTCACGACTCTATCGTATTAGCTGATGAAGCTTATGCAATCACTAAATTAGCTGGTGAAGGAAATGTTAGAGTTATTACTAAAGGTTTAGGTTCTGCTGGTGTCTCTGACCCACTCGACCAAAGACAATCAATTGGTTACAAAATTACAGGATTCTCTGCAAAAGTATTGCGTTCAGAATCAGTAGTTAACTACTGGTCTAACCCAATTAAACTTGCTGGACAAACTGTTACAGCTGATTCATTTGCTCGTCCATCAGCTTCTGAAATTGTCGGTGGTTCTCCACTAAGCGGATTACTTGACTCACTCGTTACAGTAACATTTGCTGCTGTTTCAGGAGATGACGCCGCTACACTAGGCGCTGATAAAGTTGCTAAAGTATTACCAAGTCAAACATTAGCACAAGCAATTGCGGGTATTACTGCACCTTCAGGTGGTGACACAATTACTTACTACGCTGCAGAAGACCAAAGTGGTGGAGCAATTGCAACAACCGCTTTAATTTCAAGCTTGAGTATTTCAAACAACGCAGTTACTGTGTATGTTAAAGCTGTTTAATAATTAAATAAAAAATAAAGGAGGTATAAACCTA